TAATAAAAGGATCTGTGCCTCCATAAGCTAACATTTGCCACATATCAAAATCAGTATATACTGCAACTTTTTTAACTTCTGGACTAAAGGTATGTTTCTTTTTTGAAATACCTGCAACTACTTTTTCTTTACTAAAAAAAGGCAACGCCCCCAAGAAAGGAAGCGATGCCAACATTTTATTAAAATCTCTACGATTATGATTCATTATTTTCCTCTTTAATTGTATGTTTTCCTACATCTAAGCAGTTTTTACAGTAAATTTTAGAGCATCTTGAGTCAATAGCGTCAGCAGAAAGCTTCAATCTAAAGCCCTCATGGCCCTTTCTGTATCTCCCACTTACCTCAACATCAGATATGATAACTGTAACCATATCGCCATTAGATAGCATACGATTACAATTATCACATTTTTTATACTCTAGCTCTGACATAATCCTTCCATTCTTCTGGAGATTTCATCCAAGGTGACATACCAGAGTAAAATGTATTAGGATCTGGTTCACGAGGTACAGTCAAAAGCTTCATACCTGCCTGCTCTGGAGTTTTATTATCCTTCTTAGAGTTGCAGCTATAACAAGCTATAACTGTGTTTTCCCAAGTATGAGCGTGACTTTTAACCTTAAATTTACATCTAGGTTTAACGTGATCGATAGTCGCCCCTTTTGGGCTCAACTCTTCTCCACAATACTGGCAAGACCTTGAGTCCCTGATAAGTAGATTTCTCTTTTTAAGAGGTATCTTTTTTCTACGCTTAACATATCTATTAGATACAGCGACAGCGGGAACCAAAAACTCTTGGCCACTAGCAGAGACAATAACGTCATTCTCGTAGTAATCAATAACCCTAATGCCCTCTTCTGGAATGATTTGCCCAATACATTCTAGACGCATAGCTCTTTTCCAGCTAATAACCGTTAGCGGAGTGTAGTCTTGATTTAAGATCAAGCAAGGCTTGTGTTTCATTTTAAAAAATCCTAAAAAGTGGTTTTACTTTGCTACAATTATAGTACCAGATTTGCGTATGTCCATAAAAAAACCACACATTTTCATATGCGTGGCTTGTTTTTTTACAATAAATTTATTTTTTTACTTTTTCCTAGCGTTTAGAAGCGTTGGGAAAACCTCTTTAAGTGCGTCACAGGCCTCCTTCAGCCCTCTCTCTTCGCACTCTGTATAAAAACAGTCCCACTTGCCAACCAATTCTACAAAGCTCTCAGGCTCGGGCTCAGGCTTTGGTGTTGGCTTTGGAGGGCTATCTGGGTCAGTATTATCTACTGGATCAACAGATTCATCCTCATTCTTCACTGCGGCATCCTTTAGGAAGCCTTTTAGTTTTTCAAGTAATTCTGGTGCAAATAAAGCAGCAGCACCTAGCAGTAGCATTATTTGAAAAGTGTCTAGATTTTTAAAAAATTCTAACATTGTTTTTTACCTTTAGATTACTGTGTTTGACGAATAGTGTCACCAAGAATCCAAGCAACAACAATAGATGTAATAGCTAGTACTTGCTCTTGGTCTAGTTGAATATTGAATGTTTCTTCGCTAATTACTGCCCCTAGACCGATTGCAGCAACCCAGAAACGTCTTGATTTTACTAGTGATGAAAATTTGTTACTCATTTTGTTATCTCCGAATGATAAAGGTTAAATAGCTTATTTTTTTCCTCTTCCTCTAAAGAATACACTAAATCCAATAAAGAGTCATAGATATAACGTGCCTTTTGATTATCCTTTACAGAATGCTTGACATGCCTCCAGATTACCCATCTTTTAAAGAATCCCAATCTTTTGTTCATTGCATCTTCTTTTAGTTTATATTTTATATTATCAACATCTTTGTTGTAATAGTTATAGATAAACTCTATTATTTTCATAATAATCGAGATAATAGTCAATATTGTTACCGGGTCGAATGTATATCCATCTTTAGAGCCCTTCTCATTGGCATCTACAAAAACGTCTACAGCTAAAGACTTACAGTATTTTTCATATTCAGAACTCATATTTACCTTCTTCTCCCGAAAATTGTTCTTCTAACTGGGTAAGAATTAAAGGTTCCTACAGAACCTGAGTTACCAGACTGATTATGCAAGTAATCATGTAACCATAACTGTTGTTCTCTTGTCAGACTATCTACATAACTAGCAGGAACAGGGGCGTGCATTGAGCCAGCCCCCCAAACTAGATGATCTCTTACCGTCATACCAGCCACTCCTACATTAGAGCGATATCCCGGTATATGTGGAATATTATTGTATCCATAGCTAGTACTTTTAGTTTTAGCTAAAGATTTGTTTATGGTCGAGGTTTTTAATGTCTCTTTTGGCATTGGTAAGGCGTGTTCCTTTACCTCTACCTTTTTGACCGGGGCAGGAGCTTCAACCTTCTTTTCAGGTTCTTGGCCAACGCTACCGCACTTAGGGTTATGGTCACAAGCCTCCCCAGATTCTACACAAGGACAATTTGTTCTATGACCATCGCCATGAACTATATAACCTTTACCTTCACAAATACAAGATTCGTCTACTGGAACATCATCTGGAACAACGTCAATACCTAAGTATTCTTTACATTCCTTAATTGACTTATCTTTATATTCATCAAACAGTTCTTCATACTCAGGATCATATATCTTCCAAGCAAATCCGTATAGTAGATCAGAAATGCCCTTTCTTTCCTTTTCAGTAAGACCTACTGTCTCTGTCTGCTCACCAATAACTTTAGTTATCAGTTTTGCAGCACTAGGACTAAACTTAGGATACTTGCCCACAAGTTGAGTCCCCATGACATTCTTCCCTACCTTATCAAGGAAATATTGTACCTGAAGATTATTCTTAATAGACTCATTACCAATATGCTTAGAAAGGCCATAAAATACCCCTGCGAGCTTACTAGCATCTTCCCCTGTTGGTAAATCTTCTAGTTCAGATACTAGTTCTACAGTTTCTACGTCTGGCTTTTCTAATTTGACATCTTTTAGATCAGGAAGCTTAAAGTCTTTATAAAAGAAAGCCACCATAACAAAAGCGAAAGCTAATAGCATTTTATTTTGATTCATTATACCCATTCTCCTAGTCCATAGTTTGGCAATTGACGAGCAGGGAATCCCTCAACATTAGAAAACGCAAAAGAACCACGAGCCTGTAAAATTTTTCTAGCATCTCTTTCACGAATCCAAAAACTCCCGTCTGGTTGACCGTGACGTTTAGGGCCACTATTCCATTTGCCCCAGCTATTTTGAACTAGAAATAACGTCTCATCAAATAGGTCTCTAGTGTCATCACAAGCTATCCATGCCATACAATGGTGCCAAGTACCTTTACTTAGTGAAATTCCATTATTATCTCTAACTGAAGAGAATCCAACTGAGCTACAACAAGCTAGACCGTATCCATTAGCTAGAGCATCACGAGCTTCTTCGACTGTAGTTACCAGTGACGTAGTTCCAACTTGATGCTTTTTAGCTTCATCTATAAAAATAGATGTTGGAATTCTAAGATTAGCACCCAAAGACGCATTATAGTTAGAAAGATCTACTTTGCCATATTTTTTTCTAAGAAGAATGCCACCCTCTTTATTCACGTATCTAGCCGCTTGGGAACAATGCATTCCCTCGCCCCTGTGCCCACGAGATTGATAGATACCTTCAGTAGCACCGCGAGCTACATATCCCTCAGCCTCTCCTTTGATATCTATTTCTACTGTTCTAGAAATATCAATAGCATTACGAACGCCATGAGATACGCAATCTCCTGTCTTTTGAGCTTCTGCTGGACCAAACTTAGGATCAAATTTTAATAATGATTTAAAAGGTAGGCTAAGTTTTCCGACACCAGAATATTCTATCTGATAAGCTGCCGCACCAAATAAAGGCAACGGCAACTCACCAAGTAGTTTATTTAAATCGTCGGGATCACAAGACGCACCAACAAAACCATCATTATACATTTCTAATAGTTCTTGCGGGGTTTTAAATTCTTGCATAAATTATTCCCTTATACAAAGTTACATACATTTAGACCAACCGCAAGCTGAGCATTGAACACAACCTTCTTGCCTCATAAGACTATCTACCTTTTCACAAGAAGGGCACCCCCCCTCTTCTTTAGCTCCATCTGGTATATACTTTTTAAGTGCTCTAGCCATACTTTTAGCAAAGGAATGCATATCCCCTTTAACCTTTTCAAGCTGCTGAACAATCATATGAATATCTGCACCGTGTCTTAGTGCTGTAGAAGTCATCCTAGTTAGAGCATCTTCCTCTGTACTGCAAGTTGCATTAATAGGTGATAGCTCTAAACCATCTTCAAGAATAGCTTTGTAAACTCCTTTTGGTCGGCCTAGTTTGATTACCTTACCACTAGTAATCTTTTTATCTATAAAACCATTCTT